TTTGTAAATTGACGGCTCATACCACAAGTCAAATTACAAATACCTAAACGAACAAAGTAAGAGGGCACTCCAGAGGAGATACCCTCACCTTGGACAGAGTAGAAGTCAGAACTTATTAATAGTTTATTTGGATCGATTTTACTCATTTTTTCTTACGTTTTAATTGTTTTTCAGAGATAGTAGCTTCTTCTGTTTTAGCTTCTACTACGGGTTCTGGTTTGCGAGATACTGACTTCCATTCTGTTTTAGAAACGAATTGCCATTCTTTACCTGAGATTTGATCTGCTTGTTTATCAGTTACCCTGATAATGTTTCCTGTGTTTGGGTTTTTAAGACACTTCATTGGTTAAATCCTCCATGTTTTTATGTAATTGAATATATAGACTAAATTTTGCCACTCTGATATTGCTGCAATAAGACTAATGTGTTTTTCACCACATAGTCCTAATGTATGTTCTATAATGTGTATCATAATTCTAAAATAAAAATGTCCCCCTACCGAAGTAGAGGGACATTGGGGTGTGAAATTAAGCTAATTCACTGTTCTTAGTGCGACGACGAGTCAACATATACATTGCATTTGCAACGGGGTTTGTTACTCGACGAGTACCACTTGTCATGTTAGATACGTGGCTAACTGAATAACCGGTTTCTTCTGCAAGACGGGTTGTGTCGCCTGTACGTTTGCGAGCTTTAAAAAAAGCTAACTTTGCTGTTCTGTTCATGTAATTAGCACGAACTCTTGTTTGATAACTCATAACTATGCGTGTTTATTGTTTACGAAATATGTTCAGCTAATACTTTTTCTACATGGGATTTAGCTACTTCCCATGTTACTGGTCCTGTTTCATCTTCATATTCTACCGGATCCGGACGTCCTAGTTTAATAAATGCTTCAATACGCTCTACTGATGCCGCTGACTTATAATCACTGTTTCCTGATGGAAATGGTTTATAAGATGTATTTGTACGCTTATAGACTTCATCAAAGTTAAGACCAAGTTTTTGACAAGCCAACTCTCCATCTTTAAGAATATCAAATTTATTTAACTCAAGATATGGAGTATAATGTGATACTAAATTAGAATCCCAATTTCCAACTTTAAATGCTTCAAAGTCAGCATCACGGAATTCTTGTCTACAATCAGGATAGATAGCATGATCACCAGCATGGATTCCCATCGCAATAGCTACTTCTTGACCTACACTACAATCATCTGTAATAGGTTTAGTTGCAATCGAAAGTGCTACTGCTTGAATCAATGAAGCGAAGATTTTATTACGATTAGGAACAACAGTATCTTTCATGTTGTCTTGTTCGTAATGTCCTTCAGGAACATCATTACCACCTTCAACCAAGGCTGAATTAAGTAGTTGAGACAATCCATCTAGCTTAATCACTTGATGTTTTACATTGCCATAGATTGGTTTGCCACCACAACCGCAATTTTTTTCATTTACATAAGCGACTAATGATTGTGCTCGCTCAAGTTCTACTCGGTGTTTTTGACCATAATCAAACGACAATGATGTTACATCGTAATCGTTTGCAAGGAGGTGAAGTAGGAGAGTAGATGAATCCATTCCACCTGACAGTGATAATACTGCTTGTTTTCTCATTTTGTTTAAATTAAAATTAAGAGCGTATTATTTTATTGATCGATTAGCTCTAGAACCGAAATAGAATTTCAAAAATGTCTCAGGATATAACATTATATCTCCTGTGTACTTTGGATTATCTACAAAGCGAGTTTCATGTTTTACTTTTTTCTTTGCAGCACAATTTGCTACTTGCTTTCCAAGAACAGAACCTGCTGCTCTACCTAGATAATCATACAGTGATAACATTTTTTCTGACATAACTTTTAAATTTATTTACATTGAAGATAATATCTTCCTTTTGCTCGCTCAAATCCTTTTCAAAATAATGAGCAAGTTTTTCTTTTGGTTTAAAACTAATTCCACTATCAGTGTATCTTACTCCTTCAGCTCCTACTAGAATAGGATTAGATGTATCTACTGATTTAATAAACTTCCAATCTCCATAAGACATAAATTCCTGAGGTAAGGAGCAACCTAATAGGTGATGATAGTAAGTAGGTTGAATGATATTATTTGCTACTAATCTTCTAATAAGCTCCATTCTACCATACATCTGTGATTTTAAGACATCCATTCCTGTATATTCTGTTGGGTAAGCAATACTGGAGTGGTTAAAGGCAATGTGTTTGTATCCTAAATCAACTAATGTTTGATATGTAGTCATTAATTCACCTAGGGTTTTACCTTGGCATACCGCCATTAATTCAACGTCTATATCATGGAGTTTTTTACCATAATTTATCATCCAGTGTTTTGCACTTCGAATGGTTGATATTGAATCATTCCAAGCATCAGGAACAATAAAGACATTCGGACGTATTAAGTGAATTTTTTCAAGTAAATCTTCAATTGTGTGATCTATTCCTTCAAACAATCCATTATCCATAATAATGAATCGTTTATCTATTCTTGCTTTTTGAAAGAATAATTTATATCTTGTTGATTCATCAATTAGATGAGGAAGACAATAATCATAATCATTCCATTGGTAAGCGTGATGCATTAAGCTAAGAGGCAGCTCATGTGATACTTTCATTGATATTTTTTTAACTTATTTTTCCATTTATCTATCTGTAATTGGCAATACCATTTTCCCATGTTACTAGAAGCATGGGCATATTTTGTTTCCCATTCTTCTATTTTTCTAAATATAGGAGCATTAGCTTTATTTATGATATCAATATCATAATAACTATTATCTTCTAACATAGCTTCATCCCAATGACCTTCAGTGTAAGTGGGTGGATGTTCTAGAATATATTTCTCAATAATTTTCTTACGTTCATCTTTTTTCTTCATAGATAGCGGTATTTTTGGCGTGTTCCATAAATTCTACTCTCGCTATCTTGACTCTACCATTTGTTTCTTCTTGAACAAATGTATTTAATTTTTCAAAGATATACTTTGCAAATTGCTCTGCCCCAACAGCAGGAATAATTCTAAGTTGAATTATACCTAATTGATCCATTGTTTTAAAACCACCCATTCCCGGATCATCTTCAGCAATGATTGTAGTATGATCGAACATATAGTCCATCCATTCTTTAGGATTCTTACCATCAATAGTACCATTAGCACGTTTCATACCTCCAAAATCCCAAACCCAATTACGTTCATCTAGTTCACCTTCGAACCATACTCTGAATGATACTCCATAACCGTGGAGGAAACGGCAGTGTGTTCCTTCTGCTTTCCATTGACGGAATACACAACTGAAACCATCGAATAGTTTTGTTGACTGAAACATTTTAATCTTTGTTTTTTATTGTTGTTGGTTTAAATAATATAGTTGATAGTAGGTTTAATCCTATTGCTTGCCAAAATGTAATTTCAGGTAGTCCGAATATAATAGGCATCAACCAATTCCACAACAACATCAACGGATAACCTAATAATACTATAACTATTGCTACTAATCCTATAAGCGCAGCGAATGTTTCAAAACTATTCCTCATTTGTTTGTATTTGATTTTCTATATCGTCTATATCTAATTTAATATCTGATAATGATTGTTCGATTTTAGAAACCATACTTAATAGTTCACTTAGCATTTCTGTTTGTTGCTCAGAAGATGCTGTTTGAATATTGTTTTGTATTTCTATAACTCGTTCGTGTATTTTATCCGTTTCCATTTTCTTCTTTATCTTTAAATTTAAGAAATTCTTTTGCCACTACCACGTTTTCTCTTTTATATTTTGGTTCATAAGGACAATTTAAACATTTATTCCCACAACATTCTCCTCGTTGGATGTGGTAGAGGGCAGTAAAAACCACCCTCGTACCATCCATATAATAGTGAATGTCTTGTATAAATTCATGTTTCATATTATACTATCTCACAAGCACCTCCAGCGCATGCTGCTTGATCCATTAATGCTGTATCATCGCTAAATTCAACAATCTGAGATAAATCAATATTATGAAGATGTTGAGCCATTTCATCGAATTGTTCTTTGGTAATATCTTCAAATGGAGCTTGCATGTAGCTACCTCCAAAATAAGGCAATACTGATAATCCGTTAAATGTTTCTTTATTTTCCCACATCCAATTACCTACTTGTTCCCATTCATTTTCTTGAACTGATACTGTAGCTGATACATTGTTTGTATTAGCTCCTTTACGATGACCTTTTCTTACCCATTCAAGATTGAATAATTTAGTGCGCTCAAGCATATCAATTACGTTTTCAGTTCTTAAAATAGAACCTTCTGGTGCTGCTTGTGGTACTGAAATTACAGCTTGAATTGTTGGTTTGAAGAAATCATCTTCTACTAATTCTGGGTGGTTAACTGCAAGGTAATTATAGATTGCTTCGTTTTTACCTACGCGAATACGGCGAATATAATAGTCATTGTGCCAAGCGTGGATACCAGATGATGTTCCTAATACAAGTGAACTAGTACCTGATGGTTTAACTGTTGTTACACGAGCTGCTTTATTAACTCCAATTATTTCAGCAACACGAGCGTTTTCTTCTTTAGATAAATCAGCTGCTTTTTTCAAATCATATTTTAAAATAGCTCCTGATCCAATACCTGTCATTCCAACACCCAATAGAGCGTCTTTTTCAGTTGTTTTCTGCCATACATCTCTTAGATAATGGAAGTTAGTGTATGCTGCTTGTAATGTACCAATAAATGCTCCTGCTTTAACACGTTCGTTTAGATCTTCTTGTGATTCAACATTTGAAACGTTTACTTCACACAAGTTACAGAATTGGAAAGAACGTAAAGCAATCTCACAACATGGGTTAGTTCCCCAATCTTTGTCATTGCTAAAGTAAATACCGGGTTCACCACTGCCGCTTAATTCAATTTTCTTCCATAATTTGAAGAATTCTTCTTCAGTGATCTTGTGACGTAATACAACGGCAGAATTATTAGCACGACCACGTTGTGGGTTTTCTTCCCACCAATTACCAAACTTACAAGTTAACATATCTTCATCATCCAAATCGAACAATGAGATAAGAGCAGCACGGCGAATACCTCCAGACAATACAGCATCAGCAATGTGACAAGCCATATCATGTACTTCTACTGAAGTCATTTTCTCTCCGTTTTTCTTACGATCAAATATCTTCTGGAGATTAAATAGGCATTCTTTCAATGGCTCAGGGCCAGGTGCTTTACCACCTACAGTAATTAACTGGGCGCCTTTGGCTCTGATATCTCTGAAATCAAATGTTGGGAGCGGAGCGCCTTGAAAATATGCTTTACAAAGCATACGAACGGCATCAGCCCATCCTTCAATGCTATCACCTACCAAATAACGTTTGTGTTTAGTTGGTACTTTGATTTCTGGTAATTGATCAATATGGTGGTTTTGAACACTATATCCTACTCCACATCCTGAAAGGAGGAGGAACATTATTTCACTGAATGCTCTCCAATCATCAAGAGGAAGAAAAGAGCAATTAAATATACGAGCATTATTAAGCTCAATGGGCTTACCAGCGAATTGCAAGCTGCGCATTGAAGGCAATACCTTCTTAGCGTATACCAGTTTATAGACTTCTTCGATTTCATCTTTTAGTTGTGGAAATTTAGTTTGATGCATTTCTTTATTTCTCGTAACTAATTCTTCCCATGTTTCTCTCCTTTTTTTCTCAGGTACATACTTACTGTACTTCATGTAAGTAGTAATCTCGCTAAGGATACCTTGCGTTACATCCATTTCTCGTTTGTTTTTTAAATAAGTGATTTGATAAAATTGCTATATGTTGTTTTTGGGTTTAGACCCACGTAACGTTGTACTGCTTGTCCTTCATGTTCAATTACTACTGTAGGGACAGAAGTAACCATATATTCTTGAACATATTCGGGGGATGTATCTACATCGATAGTTTCGAATTGCACATTTGGAAATTCATTAGCCATTTGTTCGAAAACCGGGGCTAATTGATGACAGGGGCCGCACCATTTTGCAGTGAATCTCTTAACCTTTACCATAATTTTTGTTGTTGTAGTTATAAATATAGTATATACTTTGTTAACCTTCAAGTTTAAAGAACTTCTTTTGAAGCATTTGTCTTTCTTCAACTCCTACTCCTGAAAAGTCATTTACTGGTTTGTTGTTAGTACTTGTTTCAATATCATCATCATCAACTGGACTTTCATCTATATCGATATATCCATTTGATGTGTTGATTTTAGATCTAAATGTCATTCCATCAGCTCCATATCTGTTTTTCATAATATGCCAATTTCCTGTACCTTCAATTTTGTCTTTACGTTTACGAGCTAAAGATAAGATAATATCTCCAATCATAATTTTATCGTATGATCCAGCTGCGTTATCACCTTCAATAATATCAGATTTAGCTGCTGTACGATTTGCTTGTGATGGTGATATAATGGGTATACCACGTTCTTTACCGAATGCTTTAGCAGCAACATAAACATCATCGATTTCATCTTTACGATCTTTTCTACCTTTAGTACGCATATAGTCTAGGTAGTCTATAATGATCATATCCGGTTTAAAATCGTTTTGATGTTCTAACTGCTGGAGGTGTGCTTCTATCGTATCAAATGATGCTCTTTTAGGTGGGTATTCTTTAATAATTACTTTACCTTTAACTTTACCTACTATTTCATCTACTTCTTTACGATGGTCTTTTAGTTTATCTACATCAATACCAGAGAATATAGCATCGTAGCGTTTACCTACATATCCTTCACCTAATTCAAGTGAATAATGCACTACATTAAAGCCTAATGATGCAGCATAAGCACCCATAGCAGCTACAGCCCATGACTTACCACCACCAGGATTACCGAACACTAGTACTAGATCACCTTTACCATATCCACCTTGTGTCATTTCATTAAATACAGGCCACGGGAATGGTATTGTGTTTCTATCATCTTCACGATACCTAGCTTCAATATCTAAATTATAATCAAGACCGATTGTTTTATCTTCACCTGATTTTACAGCTTTGCTGATTAATTGAAGGATACTATCAAAATCATTTACTTCAAGTAACTGTACTGAATTAAGAATAGCTGATTTTACTTGTTGGTTTCTACAAAATGAGCTAAATTCAGATTCAACCCATTCTAGATCACTTTGATCAGCCATTTTATAGGCTTCTTTAAGTGCTTCTACAATTGATATTCTTAATACTTCATTCTCTAGTTTCTTTACCTCAATTGATAGTGTTTCTACTGTTGGTGTAGTATGATACTGTGCAAAGTATTTTTGAATGTACTCTACAACCCACTTGTGTGCTGATGATTCGAAATATTCTGAATCAAGCGAATCAATGATGTTGATTAGAAATTGTCGTTGTGTTAGTAGAGCTCCTAATACTTTTACTTGGAATACCGGTCCGTACTGATTTAATTTACTTAATGTTGTCATAACCTAAATTTATTTGAAAGAATTTGGATAACCAAATAATTGAGTTAACCACGATGATGTATTAGGAATACTTTCACCTAATTTATCATTGTGATATAACTGCAAGAATATAGGTATATTCAATTCATATGAATTATTAAATGCGTCTTTAACTAATTGTTTATTCTCTGGTGATAAGAAACTACCATTCAAAGACATCAGCTGTTGATTAATTAATAGTTGACGTCTTCTTTCTACAACCGACAGATATAGTTTATTTTCATCTACTTTATCTGCTGATGTGCTGATGATTTCATCTAATTCTACTTTGGTATTACTTGTTAATTCAGGGAATAACTTAATTAGCTTTTTAGGACCTAAACCAGTAATACCAGGAATATTATCAGATGTATCTCCCATTAGTATTTTATAGTTGAGAAAATTACTACTACTAACACCAAATTCTTCTAATACATCTTTTGGAGTATATATTTTCTTTTTAGTAGGAGAATAGCAATGAACTTTATCTGATACTAATTGTAGGAAGTCTTTATCAGCAGACATAATAGTTACCTTTTGGGTTTCATCATGTGCTTGAAATTTATTAGCTAAATAGCCAATAATGTCATCTGCCTCTAAACCATCAATGCTAATAACTGTAATAGGTAAGCACTGTAAGTATTGAACCAAACGTGATATTTGATTATTAATACTTTCACTCTCCTCATCTTTAGATGAGAATATATTGTGATTAGTTATACGGCTAGAATTACGGTTTGCCTTATATTCAGGATATAAATTTCGTCTTGCGTTTGACCCTCCAATACCATCAAATATTACAACCACTTTAGTTGGATCAGACATGCGTATAGCATAACCGATAGATTTAAGAAATCCTGTAAGGCCTCCAATATGATGACCATCAGGATTTAAATGATTAATCATAGTAAACGACCTCAAAAATGTATTGAGGCCGTCTATGATTAAAATCGAACTTAGTTCTTTGCGAAAGTCTGGTTGTACATTGGAGAGTAATTGTTCATATTTACTCTTCATTTTGTTTATTTAACTTCTACCTCATCGTTGTCTATTTCTATCATCGGAGATATACTTCTACTTTCTTCCCATTCGCTATTATCTTCTGTAATTTGGATTTCATCCACATTGACGTTAGTTCCAAACCATTCAGGTGCATGAGCTGCCTTGTATGCTTTCTCTTCATCCTTATCATCAGGAATAAAACCATGAGGTGTTACAATTACAGTTGATGTAGTTGCTACTCCACAATCAGCATGGATTTTATCAATCGATATTTTGGTACGTTTAGCGAATTCTACTTTTTTACCCTTATGCTGTGCATGGATTTTAGAAGTACCGCTGTTAGTTACGTTACCGAATGTAATCACAATTGAAGCATCCCAATACATTGCATTACCACCTTTATTTGTCATACGAGGTTGACTCATAGGAGTAAGTGCTGGTTGTACACCTGTTTTATTAATTACAAAGAATGTATTTGTATATGGGTATGTTTCCTTACGAGACATTGGGAACTTCTGATTGATGAAATTACCAAACTGCGTAGCCATTGCTCCTGCATTCCACATTGGATTGTTGTTATTTTGTTTAACACTCATATCGCATGGAATGGATCCTACTGAATCCCAGAGGAACAATAGATCATATGGTAGTTTACCTTTTGATTGTTCGCTGAGGATATCTGCGATGAAGGCAGACACATCTTCAATTGTGTTAAGAGATGATCTATCAACATATAGGAAGAATCCTTTATAATTCACTACTTCACCTGATTCCTCATCTGGAACTGCTTCGAGTTGAAATCCCATTTTTTGAGCATGATCGAAATCCCATTTCATCTCAGTGATGATGAAGACGGGCAATACGCCCATCTTCTGAGCAGCTACTGCTGTCTCAATCATCAATGTGGTTTTTCCGGTATCAGATCCTCCACGGGCAATGGAAACATGTCCCATTGGAATTCCAGGAATGGATAGAGCATCAGCTACAGCAGATGAAAATGGAATCCATCTTTGCTTTTTAAACTTTGATGCTTGATCTAGAAATTTGGATTTCTTAAAGGCATCAATGTCAAAAGACTTTTTAAGTGATTCAGATACTACTGACGTTAAACTGTCTTTACTTTTTGCCATTATTAATCGTTAAATAGGTCATTAAATTTATCTGCGTTGCTAGTTTTAGCAGCAGGCGTTTCGAGTGAGTAAGCTGGTGTTACTGGTTTGTTAATTTCAGTAATGAAATCATCTTCGTCCTCATCTTTTGATGCGATTGGAGCTTCAGTTGCAGCAGGTTCTTCTTCAGGATTCAACCATTTAGCCAATACATCCTTAAGTTGATCATAAGAATACTTACGATTAATACCCAAGATGTCTGGTTGTTCTTCGAGCAATTTAGTTACTAAAGCACCATCTTCTGAGATTGGAGTGGTTTTAGGTTTAATACGAAGATTACACTTAATACCTTTCCTACCAGCAATGACGTCTTCAGTTGCCTCAATTGTGAAATCTCTACCATCTGTGATGTCTGTAAAATCACCATAATCATCATCAGCAGCAATACCGAGAAGTTGATCATGAGTCAATTTACCAAATTCCCACAAACGAGCACCCAAATGCTCTTCACCACGTACGATTACAGCTGCAAAGAAACGTGATTTAGGGGAGATTTTGTTTGCCAATTGCCAATCTTCCTTATCGCCGGATTTGCGAAGTTGTTTTGCAAAGTCAGCAATCGGATCAGCCTCATTCCAGTTTGTCAATGACAAGATTGGTCCTTTAGCAAATCCATAGTGGAATTGTACTTCACGGATAGGCCATGATTTGTCGAATTTGCTTGGTAGAATACGTACTTGGTACTTACCAGCTTTAGGTTTAAAGAAAATTTTGGTGTAATCAATACGCTCGCGTTGTTGACCACCTTTGTTTTGTGAAGCAGCAAGCTTCTGTTTTGCGATGTTTAAATCCATAACTTATTTATTTTAGAATTAAATATACTAACCCTTATTTAGACCGCCAAACGATCTTAAGCAATAGTCAAACTATAAGTTCCAGTTCCTCTTAAACGATATGTTGTACCAGTAACAGCAGAGGTAGGAGTAAAGGTTAAAGCAGATGAACCAGGTTGTACTACAACCGAAGCAACATATGAGGATGATACAAAACCCATTGATGCAGACACAACCCATGTTCCTAAAGCATTAGTAGGGGCACCAGCATATGAACCAGTTGCATTTGGAATAGTTTCCAAAGTAAAATATGATGAATCGCCTGGATTAGTAAATGTAAATGTCTTTAACCCAGATAGATTCTCACCAATAGATCCAGTACCATAAAGTTGTGTTGCAGTGTATGTTGCCATTATTTATTAAGATCTATGATTTTATAAATAGCAGTGTCTAAACGGCGCAATTCAGGACCGTTGTTAAGTAATATACAATTTTTATAATCAGACCAATTAATAATAAACCTAGTATCTAACATACCATTGTTTAATTCTCTAATTAATGCATTGAGAGCATTAATTGTATATAATGTATTTGATTCCTTCTTGCGGTGAAGTAATATTGTATTAGGTAGAGGAGCATCAGCCGTATTGCCCATATCAATGTTGTATGTACATATTAATTCTTTGCTTTGAGGTGACTCAAGAATGAATATTTTATTATACAATATTGTATATCGGCGATTGATATCGGCAAGAACCGTATCTAATTCGTCTGGAGTAGTAAATGTGCAGAATAGCTTGTTCAAATCGAAAAATATATTGTCTGTCATAAATATTTATATTTTAGTTAAACCGTGATATGATGTTCCTTGTTTGATACTTACCGGATATTGTAATAATTTTATTAATTCCGGTAATATATTTCCATCTTCTTCAGCATAATCAAACAGAAATGCATCGTAGGTATATAATACTATTTTGGTTTTTTTGTCTTTTAAATAGTTTAATGCTAGTTCTAATAATTCAACATTAGTTGATGTTTCTTTACTTTGAACTATATAATTAAATAGTTTTTGAGGTGTTATTTTATCAAGTTGGTCACGTATAAATATTTTATTTTCAGTTTTAACGTGTCCACCATATTGGTAAGTATCCCACATACCATCAATATACATAGCCACTTCTTTAAAGAATGGTTTATTCTGATATTCAGACCAAACACCACCATATAATTGTTTAAAGGTTAATTCCTTGGCTTCTTGTTGTGATACACCTAATAATTCACCTAATAATTCATATGTGTTGCGATCTTTAGGAAATTCAAATCCAATCATCTCACCGATTAGACGTGGATGGTAACCCTGAAAATCGATTTCAATGAATGTGTTGTTTTCGGGTTTGTAGCAATTGCGTTCACCATCGTCTTTATTTAG